GTTGGCAGGTTTTGGAAGTCATACAGGATCTGCTCTTCTTTCGCCTGGTTCAGCGTATTGATCTGCATCTCACTGATCTGGGCTTCATCGAACTGCAGATCGCGCATGTACTGCGCAAGCGCCTCAACCTCTTCTGCTACCAGGTCATCACGCAGCTCATTGTCTGAACCAGCCAGGGCATAGATGTCATTCTGCCGGCGCGCAATGCCTACCAAAGAGCGGCCTTTTGCCTCTTCTATGCTTTGCTTGTTGACGTACTGGCCAAAGTTGCTCAATGCTGTAGCGCCGACACCTTCAAGCCGATTGCCAACAACCGCTGCACTAACAGGATCTAGGTTGATCAGTGATGAGGAGAAACCATCTTTGACATCAGCAACACGCGCCTGGAATGTCTCAAAATCCATCCCGGTTGTCTTGGCTTCATCAAGCAGATTGCTGAGCTCAATACGACCTTGTGTTTCTACTTCCGATGCAGCAATGCGATTGGCAACTTCAAACGCTTCACGCTGCACAAGGTCTTGTGGCCCACCTTGCTCTGCCAGCTGCAGTAATGTCTGTTGCGCACCTTGCTGCTGCACCATGCGAGCACCGGCTTGCTTTGCTTCTACCTGATACTCTTGCTCTGCACGACGGAAAGCAAAACCTGCTACACGGTCCATAGCCTGTGACAACATTTGCTGCGTGCGTGCGCCTTCGCGGATACCGATTGGATCAATCCGCGGCTGGTCGGCTATCTGCAGCCCTGCTCTTTGATATCTCTGAATCGCCATTACGCTGCTGGTCCCATGCTTGAGTAACCGCTAACTGTGGTGATCGGCGCAGCGCCAGATCCACCGAATCCGCTAAAGCCACCGGCCTGACTGATACCCATTGCTGCACCACCTAAGCTGCTCAATGCACCAATATATCCCTGGCGTCGAGCCTGACTTGCTGCAGCCTGGTATTGATACGCTTGCTGCTCGCCACCAATCTCAGCCAGGACTGCGTTTTCTTTGGAGATTTGATACTCCTGGTAGCCCTGCTGCAGTGCGAACCGCTGAAACGATGCCGGTGTGCCTGCGAACGGATCGAGCCCTGCAGCTGATGCTCGAGCTCGAGTGGCCGATACGTTTTCACGAATCCTGCGCAGCACTGCGACGCCTTGCTGCTGATACTGGATTGCCTGCTGGCGACCCTGCAGCTCTGCTTGTTTGGCCTGGGCCTGATAGGCTTTTGCCTGGGCCTTGCCTGCCTGGATCTGCGCGACTGCGCTGACCCCTGATGCGATTGCTCCAATGACTGCGAAACTCATATTACTGTCCCACCGATACCTTGTAGTCCAGCGCCAAGACATTCATCTTGAGCGGAACTGTTTGTGTGATTGTAATCTTACCCTCATTTGTAAAACCTAGCAGAGGGCCGGATCGTTTTACGCCAGTAAAAGGCTGCACTAAAATGTCCAGGTTGCTGTCTCCAAACTGCCGGAAAGCGACCTGCTCATCATTGACTGTCACAGCCTGTGACTCAAAGTGCTCACTGTTCACCTCGAGTATACGTTTCTTAAATCCACGGATATTCCCCGACGCCAGGCGCGGTTCAACCGGCAGCGTCGTGACTGTTGGCACATAATTTAAACCGATCGAGTAAGACTCTTCGGCTGCAATGTCGAATGTGATCGAGCCGCTGCTGACAGCCTGGTCAGCTTCGACGATGCCGTCACGGATGATCTTGACTGTCTCGCCCTCGAGAAACGACAAACCGCTCACCGACGCAGTGCTCGATCCGACTGTCGCCTGTGTCGCGCAGTCCAGTGTCAAACCATCCTGGAACAGCTCGACGTAGTACACGTCGCTGCCATTGATGTTGCGTTTGACCACTGTGTAGGTATCTGCAATGTCGACACCGACCGCCAGGTATTCTCCATCGGTTGTCCATTCTGATGGCGCGATCACGTCCTGAGCTCGCAGCAGCGTATAGCATGCGATCGAGCCGTCATCCTCATTAACAATCAGCAGCCGGTCACCTTCATCTGTAGACGTTGCTTTTCTGACCGACATGTCACGCGGCGACTTCAGCAGGTGTGATGACAGCAGCGAGATCTTGGTTGCAATGTAACCATTGACTGTGTCGCTAAAGATAAACTCAGCCAAGGCTTTACCCTGGCGCTGCACGAATACTGTTGCACCATCGACGTTGACGACTCGAATACCGGGGCGCACACCATTCGATGTCTGCTCCTGGACCGCCAGCGTACTGGGTGTGATCGGATCGCCCAGGGTTTGCGGAATGTAGAACTCGCCGCCTGTGGTAAAGATCTGCAGGTTTCGCCCGGCATACAGATCAATGATTGCATTGAATCGACCTGTATCTAGGGTCGCCTCGAGCGCAGCGTCATCGAATGATTCGCCTGGATCAAAGTTGAAGAACTGCCCTACGCGGCTGCCCCACAGTGTAGATGGCCGAGATGATGCGCCGCCAAAGTACAGGCGTCCTTCGTAAAACACAGCTGATCGAGGCCAGCCACGGCTTGATGACCAGGTGTCTTCATATCCAGACTCCAAGTCCCAATCGCCTGAGCTGATCGTGCTGGTATCAAAGAATGGCACCTCTGTGATCGCCTTGACCTCTGTGCCGCTGACAAACTCGACAATGCGAGCTCGGCCTTGTGGTGACGCGTTAATGTACTGGTCCACGTCGCCGCTGCTGAATACAGATGACGATGCAGTAATTGTGACTTTGCCGTCTTCAATGTCTGGCGTGATGTCAGCTGCCGGGCTGGTTGTGCTGATCGAGTATGCAAACTTGGGAATAAAATCAAATGACAGATCTGAGATTGTCCAGGATGAATCCGATGCGCCGCGCAAAATGCGCTGCGGGATCATGTTTTCCTGGACGATGATCAATGTGTCAGCTGACTGCGCCCAGCACATAGTTGGGATCACTGAGTCAGTAATCTTGGTGACAGTCAGGTAATCGTCGCCTGAGCCGTTAATGTTTGTGATCTGCACGCCATCTTTGAACACATACATGCGCTGGTCTACAAAAAGCAGCATGTAACTGTCGTTGACTGAGAACTCAAAATGCACAAAGCGCACACCGTCTGCAGCTGATGACGGCAGCGTTGTCAGATACTTGGTGCCATCGCGTCGCACGAAACCGCCTTGTGGCTGCACTACGATGTTCTGCGCAGTCTCCATGCCGTTGTAATACTGCTGCAGGTCAATACGCGCACGCAGCTTCGGATCGAGCTCGCCTGACGTAAAGTTTGTTTGTACCTGGATGACACGACTCATTGCCGTACCGCTGTCAGCGTGTAGTCCTGGAAGGCGTCGATTGAGTTGTTCGCGCCATCAATATTGGCTGCGACCCGGAAGTACCCTCCGCGACGGTTTTCGCCTGGCGTGCCGTATGCCTTGCGCTCAAAGTATTCGGCTTTAGTGATTTGGTCAGTGACCGTCTCTGCGATCTCTGCAGCCATGACATACTTCATCAGCTGCACAAAATACTTCGGCAGCGCCGACTCGTTTGGCGAGTATTGATAATCGACGTAGATAGTCTCTTCGCTTGTCTCGAGCTTGTCGCCCAGGATCTCCCATCCATACTGGATTGGCTGAATACCTGTGGCCCCAGAGTTGAATACCGCTCTTACACCTGCGACTCGATCGCCTGGTAAAGCATACTGGTATTTCCATTCGTTGGCCGGCGTACTGGTTAGCCGAGCAAGCTGAACTTTTTTGAAAGACCACGACCAGGGATTGGCCGCGATAATAGAATCCTTGATGTCGTCGTACAGCCGGTCACAGATCTGAGCTGCGTCAGTACCTTCCGAAAACGACGAAAGAGGCGATGCCCCCAACATGATAAGTGCGTCCGAACAGATGGACAGTTTGGTATCACCCGATGCCATGCGTCACCTCATTAGAAAAGGCTCCCCCGGAGGGGAGCCGATTCGTTTAGTCAGCGTCTGCGACTGACAGTGAAGTACCGTCAGATACGTCAACGACTGTGCCAGTGTTTGACAACACAACAACCAGCG